AACTTCTTCTCCGGTCAATATTCTTACACCGTTGTCTAGTTCTTGCCTAGTTGTCGTTAAAGTCGCCTCTGCCTGTTCAATCGCTGGTTGGATTTTTTGTAGAAATGCGTCTGACTTGTCAGCACCCATCTCATCTCTGATTCTGTCTGCTAGTTCTAACATGCCTTCTGTCTTCATTGATGCTAGATCTTCCAAGAATGATGTTACCTTGTCCATCATGTCCTTGGCCGCTAAAATTAATTCTGATTGTTCTTCAACACCTTCTTTCTTGATCATGTTGCCTTTGTGATCTTTAGATGCTCCTAGTTTGTCTGCGATCCTGTTTACTGCTGTGCTACCTGCCGCCGTGCCCGCCGCTGTTGCCGCCGCCATTCCCATTGCCGCCAATGGTGCAACTTCGTTTGTCTTACTTGCCAACAATTTAGAAGCCGCTTGTCTTTCGTCTGGACTTAATGCTTGTCCTTTTCTAAGTTTGTCTTTGATTGGTGCTGATGCTTTGTCTAGTATTGGGTTAGCATCTCCACCGTACTCAGCAAGTTTTCTTTCAGATATCGCTTGATTAATGATGTCCAACATCATTTGGCTCTTCTGATAACCATCGTCTTTTAATTCTTGTCCAAAGTGTGTGTTTTGTGTAATTTCATGTATCTTTGTTCTTACATGATTTGCATAATCTTGTAGTTCTTCTTCATTGAATTTAGAAAGATCCATTGTCATATTGAATCTGGATTCGAACTCTGATAATAACGATTCAGTTGTTACTGGTTTTGTAAGGTCTAAACTCTTCATACTGTGTTTATTTATTATCTATGCTCCGAACGTGTCACTAAAGATCTGCTGTATCTTGCCCTTGCATTCGTCCGCTAGGCGGTTAGCGGCATCCAACCGATCCCAGTACACATCTTCAGTTAGTTCGTCTTTATTCTTTTGTGCTTCCTTTATCATACGTTTTGCACTCTGTATATCGAAAAGTTGCGATGCATGTTTAGTGTCTAAATCTAATATGTTTTCTGGTATCTGCTTACCGTCGGCCAAGTAATGTGCCACAAGTATGGCAGTTTGTTTCAAATTGATGTCACTGTGCAGTATAGTGGCCTCCAACATGTCTGCTATGACATACACATATCTGGTACCTGTGTGTTTCTTTGGTACAATGGCAATGTTGCCGATCAAGATGCCCTTGGAGAACTGCTTTGGGAGGTGACGGAATGGTCTTCGTTCCTGCTCACGCTGTGCCAAGTTCGCGAGTTTGCCTTTCAACCCGTAGGCTTCTATCTGTTTTACCAGTTCTGATTTATTTTTTACGGTCATGTGCAACAAACTTTATCTTTCTATTTAAAGCATATTGCATGTGGGTGTCAAGTTTTTTACGCACAAAAATTGCTTTGTCCGCCAACAGTTTGGCCCTGTCTGCATCCTCTGGAGTAAGTTGATCACTCCTAAATGATTCTCGTGTGTGTGCCTTTATGAATTCTACATCAGCCTCTGTGACATAGACCTTGGCCTTTGGTGCTATCTGTATGAACATCTATTGGTAAATTTTAGCCTGGCATCTTCATCAGGATCACTACCACTGTTGATAGTAAGCCTGCGACTACTGTGCCGGCTGTTGCTATGATTGTCTTTTGACTGCTTTTGTGACTTGTTGACATATCCTCATTCATCTTTGCCAACCTTACTTCGATCGCACTTAACCTGTCGTGTAATCCTTTGTATCTCTCTGAACAAAGGTCCACGTGTGCTTCCAAGTTCTGTTTTTCTAATTCTGTTGTACTCATATATCTCTTTAAATCTCTTTTGAGGATTTGTACCTCCGTTAGTAGAGCCTGTAAATGAGCCTGATACATTGCCTGTTTGTGCCTTTATTATTAGAAACTTTGTGCCTAAATGTACTGTTATTTATCGATGGGACCGGCGTATGAAAAGTACGTGTTTATGACGCCACCTGAAAGTGCACCAATAATCTTCTGTCTTTCTGTGCCTTGCATTTCTTTAGTGACGAAAGTTTGAATAGGCAGATGTGCAGTGTTAGTACAGTCTGCCACCACTGGCACTAGACTGAAGTCTTCCACCAGGCTCTCCGTTGGATCCCTGACGTCTCCATATACACCTCCCTGTTCTGTGAAGAATTGAAAGTGCCAGGTTGTGTGTTGTCCTTCGTAGTAGTCACCAAATCTGTGATTGCCTAGGTCATGTAGTTCGATCTTCTTTGGGGCGTGATCCCATGTGATGTTACCCCTCATCTGTAACAGTTGTACCAGCGTTGAGAAGTTGCTGTTTTGATTACGTGCAACAGCAAGTGTGTGTTTGTCGTGCACCTCCACACCTGATTTGGTTGTGAATGGAAACTGCTGTTTGAGATTGCCGTTGTCTGTGATGTCTACTAGTGTGTGTATTCTGTACTCGTGCATAGCGATATTTACTTCATGAAAAAAGGGCGAACCTAATAAAAGATCCGCCCTTTTTGGTAATTGTTACCCTAAGGTAAACTATTAACTTACTGCCGCGCCAGTTAAGATACCAAGTTTAGTTTCAGTAACTGTTGCACCACTGATAGTGGCTGTAACGCTACCTGCTCCGTTCAAGGCTCTGATGGCATCTCTTAAAGTGTTTCCACTGATTAGAGTACCTAAAGCGTCTGTTCTTACTACGTAAGTTTTTTGTTTATCACTTTCAACCAATGGTCCTTCTGCAAGGATGTTGATGTATGAACCGATAACTGCTCTTACCGCCTCAAGACCTGCTGTCGCAGATCCAGATGATAAGTCGCTAGTTTCAGCCGTCATCGCATTGATGAAGTCAACTGTGAACATAGTAGTGTCTACACCTTCTAGTTCAAAGTTAGTGTTGTGACTAAAGTTATTTTTAGTTGCTGGCATTTTCTGTCTCCTGCTCTAATTAAAATACAATCAATACGATTATGCGTATTTGAATGTAGTTTTGATTGTTACAGCAACAGTACCTGAACCAAAGTTAATTGAGTCAACTGTTCCTAGGTTGATGATGTCTTCTACTAAAACTTGAGCAAGTGTACCTGTTACAGTTCCATCTAATGATGTGAAATCATTGATAGTGTCTGTTAAGTCACCTTCTAGTAAGAAATCTTGTTTCGTACCAGTGTCATAAACCGCACCTGCGGCTAAGATTGTAGCTCTTGATAGTATTGTGTTATGGACTGCTTCCATGGCTTCTCTTGATGCGTCTGCGTCGACGTCCCAATCAACAGAGATCATAGTAATACCTTTACCGATGAAATCTTGTTCGCCTATTAATGGAGCAAACGTCCTGTTTGGTGCTATTGGCATTTGTTATCCTCCTTTTTATCTGTTAACATAATGCTTTGATTCCGCTCCGGAATCAAGTTGCAAGTATTTATAGTCTATTTTGGTAAATTATGCTGTAATATTACGATCTTATCCAGATTTCATCACTTTTGACCCGTGAATCCTTGTGATATCCCAATTCCCATAATATTTTCTCACATTTTTCAACTATGTGTGGTCGTTTTCGTCTCTTCATCTCTATGTTGATTACAGGAGTGTTCTTCGTCAATGTCTCCCTCGCACCCTTGAGCAATGGTATCTCATATCCATCAACATCGATCTTGACAAGGTCTACTTTTGAAAAATTGTAACTGTCTAGAGTCTTCATCTTGATGTCACCGGGTTCGTCATCTATGACAGTGCTGTTGAATTCTTGGCTTGCCGTGTGTTCCCTGTCGGATAGGCCATAAGGATATAAAGTTACGTTTTCTTCATTTATATTTTTATTAAAGCATTCTCTGAAGTTTGGATTAGGTTCAAAACAGACCACGTGCTTGAACCTCTTTGCCAGCGGCCTTGTCCATTGTCCTATGTTGCTACCTATGTCTAGGCACACCCTCCACTTCCGGACAAAGGATAATGCATGATATCTTTGCATCGATTGGCCGTCTCCGGCATCCTCTAGATAAGTGGGTTCTGTGTGTCGTCCATAAAGGACCCAGAAACTTCTATTTTCTTTCGACATCGCATTGTTTACAAGCACAGTCAGGACAGTCCCTGCATTCGGTACAGGATTGTCTACAGTGCTGTTCACATCCGCACTTCTCACAAATGTATTTGATCATCATAATTCCTTAAACTTTCTAAGTATGTCTGTGTTTGGCAGTTTCGCCTGGAGTTGCTGTTGCAATCTGTGTAGCGTCTGCATCTTCGCTTTTGAATTTAACTTTGAATAGTTGGCCACGGCTCGTCTAATGTTCTTGAGGTTTGCATCTTTTATATTGAGTGACCTTTCCAGATGTGTTAGATTCTTGAAGTGTTCATCCCAACTTCTAAGATATCTTCTTAGAGCCATCACAGGTACTGGTTGTCTCTGTCTCATTGCCTGTGCCTGATCCTTGTTCTTAAGTTTTTTGGTAATCTCTGGATCACCTGCGACTATGGCCAGCATGTTCGCTAGATCGTTGTTTATCATCCTCACCTGATCAAATGTGCCTTTAGCCATTGTTTGATTTGCATATGCTTTGGCGAAATCAATAGTGTCTTTGTTCTGGCTCATTAGTGCAAGGGCCAAGAAACTGAGATAAATTCTCTCTGTCACTTCAGGAAATGAGTATCTTTGTAAGTCACTATGCCGTCTTATAACTTTGCCTTCAGATACATACTTTAAAAATGGTGTTAACATATAGGTATTTATAGGGCTGATGCAAAGAAATTTTATTCTTACAGACTTGATGAAGACTGGATTTGATCAAGATGTCAAATCTTTTATAGAATCAAACACACTAGTTGATCAAGAGTTCGACATCACGGGACAGTATTATGATTTACCATTGTTTGATCTAGACAGTTACGACAGGAAGTTTGCGTTGATAGACTGCAGATATGACAATACTTCAATATCTGAGAATGCTGAATTTAATTCTGAGTATATGAGAAGATCGGCCAAGTTAAAAAAACTTGGATTCATTTTCATACAATCATCACCATGGGAGTGTGTTGAGTCTGACCCACACCTAATGCGTCCAAGGACAGATCATTTAGAACTGCACAAATGGTGGGGAGATGCAAGTTGGTGGTGGTGGTACTGTGCGAGAAAACATCGGGGAACATCATTAAACTTCAATCATGACCAAAAGAAATTTGATTTTTTGTATCTAAATAAGATGAGAAAAAGGCATCGGGAATTATTGTGGTATGAATTGAGAAAAGACAGTCTACTTGAAAATAGTCTATACACTTTTCATGGACTGGAGCCTCAACATAAACTGCCACCCGAATATGAGTTACCATGGGTGGACCGCAACAACTACCCACAAACAGGATTCGATCAGGACGTTTTTGAGAAACCATACAATGACTGTGCAGTTAATATCGTATCAGAGACTAGTGTTGGTTGTGAGTTCATCACGGAGAAAGTTTATAAACCATTAATGGCAGGCCAAATATTTGTAGTGTACGGATTCAAAGGAATTTTAGCAAAATTAAGAAACTTAGGTTTTCAAACATTTAGTGAATGTGTTGATGAATCATATGATACAGAAACAGATCCTGACAAGAGGGTTCACATGGTCAGCAACACGTTGCACAAGATCAAAGGCACTGACTACAACAAATTATATAAGGATACACAGGAAATTAGGTCACACAATCAAAAAGTATTCTTTGACGAAGAATTGATAGGGAATGAAATTAATCAGACTTTACGACTTTGGTTTGAATTTGCTGATAGCAGTCAAGTTTCTTCTTGAGAATCCTAACCTATCTACCAACTTAACAGCATTGCCTGACTTGTCAACAGCAACGAAACCTTCTGGTTCTGTGACCTCTAGACCACCATCCGTCTGTTGGAATGATCCAATGGCCTGTGCTTGGTTCATTTTCTTGAGCACAAATGCTTTCATTGTTTGCACTGCTCTGTAGAATGTCAGCATGGCCTGTAGCGGCTTTTTGGCCCTGTTAAGAAACACGGGCATCTGTTTCATCTTGTCCTGTCTTAGTTGCAAGGCCTTCTGTGCTTTCAATCCTGCCATTTGCTGTTGCATTCTGTCGTTGTAGAATTTCTTAAAACCTAGTAAAAATTTGTTTGCATCGTTTGGCAGTTGTCCTTCCCTCACCATTGCGTTGATGTACATCTGGAACATGGGTATGAAGTCCTGGTTCTGTCCAAGCACACTTGATAAATTCCTTGGTACTCCATTCAAAAGGTTCTCAAGTTTCTCAATGCCATTAAAAAATTGTTTTGTTTCTTCATCCGTGAACTTGGCACTGCCAGAAACATCCTTGTATGTGGCGTTGTCAAAGAACACATCATTGCTTTTCGCAAACGAACTAACATCTGCTCCACCTTGGGCGTTCATGTCTGCCAAAGAGTCTCCTACATATGTGGTATGGAAAATTATTCCCACCTTTGCTCTATCTATCTGTTTGCCTAGACCACTTGCTTCTGGAACTGCATATGTGATTGTGTTAGGTGTGAATGTGAGATTGGGTTTGCCGTCCACATTCTTACGTGTGATGTCTTCGTCTGTGAACAATAGGTCACCCTGCACCACGCCTTGGATGTTAAGTTTTTTAAGATGTACCAGACACTTCAATAATTTTTGTCCTAGATCATCTGTGCCGTGATTGTTCGCTATGTCTTTCTTTGTGTAGTTGATCTTTGCGTTCTTGGCGAACACTGACTTTGTTCCAACAAAGAACTTACCGTTGTCTGGATTGGTCCCACACACCACAGCAGGAGCACCGTCCCATTTCACTGACACACTCATTGCTTCTGAACTTGATCCTTTTAGTGTTAGTAATAATCCTCTGAAATATTCAAGCACTGCTTTACCACCTTCGTAACCGTCAGTGATCACAATGTCCTCGATGTGTTCAAGGTGTGTCCTCTTAAACTCTGTTAGGACATCTTCTATCAACATGATTAGTCCTCTTTGTAGTCGCCGTCTTTTATTTTAAGTAGGTTTTCTTTTACGTCTCTGTTCTCTTTGATACGAGCGACACCTTTGGCAAACTTTGATGCGTCCATGTTTTTTAGGGCTGAGTTGAATTTCTTCTCCAGTTTGAACGCTGTGTCTTGGTCGAAGTTCTCTCTGATGTATGTCATTAATCTGATAGCACTCTCGAGTATGTGTGAGGCTCTGCTCTCAACCACTTCTTCTTTATCCCTTTTTAAGGGCATAGAGCTCAATTCTTCTAACAAACTTCTTGTGTGTTTTTGCATATATGGTATTTACTTCTAATTATAGCAGAATTATAGTAAAAGTCTACTAGGATATTGCATAAAATACTTTATATGAAAATGAGTCAGCAACAAAAAATACGGATGTATTCACATCACGATGCAGATATTGACATTGAAGACGAGTTTTGGCCCGTAATGGGCATCTTATCATCCATACTGGCCGTGTGGACAGGATTCATACATTTAGTAGATTGGCTTACCATAGATTCGATACCATGGTGGGCAGAACCTTTCACAATAACACCTGTGATATTTTTAATCATAATGAAAGAAAGGTTTGACTCACTCAACCCATTGCACTGGTGGCCCATGTTCTGGGGATACCAAGCCAAACTGCCTGAGGAGGATAGGATAACGATAAGGCCATTAGACTCCGAAAGAATAATGCAACAACACGGTGGTAGGTTGAATGTGTACATAGTGGACTACGAACACATAAAATTTCGTAGGAAGAAAGACGCAGTTATTTTTGGTTTGAGATATTTCTAGCAGACTTAAACACCGTACCATATTTTTTCTCATACAGTTCCAACTTTTCAGAAAGTTCTTTAACTATCTGTGAGTAGTCCGCATTCTGCACTTCGAGATTGCCTACCTGTGCTTCTAGTCTCTTTATGACTGTCTTACTTTCCTTGTCCTGCATAAGCCTTGTAACTCCTCTTCTTGTGCTTGTTCATAGAGCTCATCTTAATTCGAGACTTGTTCTTTCCAATAGAAGTGTTTTTAGGTTTGCCTTTTGTGTATCCTGATGTTCCTATTCTCATATTATTATACTACACTTTACTTTTATATCTGTCAATGGATTTTTGTAAGGAAGGTTGGAACCTCAACTTTTGGTAAGTTAGTTTGGACAATAACTTCATGCATTTCTCATGATTGATATGGTATTCTCCCAGGACGTTATGTCGTCTAAACTGTTCTCCTTGCCACGTGCCCCAATCTTCTAGCCTCGTCATCCATCCCCATATGTCTAACTCCATTAACAATTTTTCAAAGTCGAGTAGGCTGGTCCAGTTGTCATTCTGGAGAACGAAGTTCAGAGATATCTTTTTGTTGGTGTTCTGTCTCAACCACTTGAGATTGTCAACCAACGTGTCCCACTTGCCACCCAGTCTCACTCTCTCGTATGTTGATTTGTTTCCTGCGTCCACGGATATGTGGTACTCGCCAATGCTAGGCAGTATCTTGATTTTAGGCAACAGTTTCTTAAGCAACAATCCATTTGACATCATCCTGTATTCGTGTTTCTCGTTGGGCACCGTGTTGAGGATCAGTGGCCTGTATACCAGACTTGCAAATGGATCACCATTACCGCTCATGTTTATTATACAGCGTTGGTCATATGCAGACAACATTCGAGAAATATGTTCTGACATCTTGATCTTTTTGTCATACTCTGTGCCTTTCGTAAAGTTTATCATGCCTGACCTACACGATGGACACTTGAGGTTACAACTCTCATCTATGTTGATGCTGATCCATTTGGGTGACTGCATTTGATTTTCTTCCCTTATGCCACAGTAATCTACACTGCAATATGTGAACCTTTGTTCAGCAACGTCATCCTGCAAGGCGCGGGCACGATCACTCTGCCATATTTCTTCAAATGAGTTGAAATCCATAATGTTGCCTACAGACACTGGCAACCAGGCATCACACCTGCAAAGGAAACATTCTCCCTGTGTGTCTATCGAAACCACACTGTCAGGAAAATTACAACGATGCGTAATACCAGTTTTAGGCTCTCTTGAATAGAGATCATACTGGTGTTTCAGGTGTTGTGGTACATATTGTTCCATTTGACAAATATTTATAGCATGGTAGACAGGAACAGAAGAACCATATACAATGTAAATAATAATATGATAAAGTACCAACTTAGATGCAGATGTGAACACGAATTTGAGGGGTGGTTTCCAGACAGCAAAGAATACACAAGGCAAAAAAACAAAGGACTTATTAATTGTCCTATGTGTGACAGCACAGCAGTTGACAAGGCGATCATGGCTCCTAGCGTCAAGACAACAAAGAAGAAACAGATTCCAGACGACTACTTTGTGATGGGTCAGAGTGCAGAACAGATTTTACGAAAACTCAACAAGAAGATCAAGAAGGACTACCAAGATGTTGGTAAAAACTTTGCCAAGGAGGCCAGGAAAGCCGCCAAAGGCAAACGTGATCAGAAGTTCTATGGTAAACCAACGAAAGAAGAGACCAATAAACTTTTGGACGAGGGCATAGATCTATTTGCCGTACCGGACTACAAGGACAATTAGTCGCATAAAAGTTGATCTTTTCATCCTGGTTGACATATTACACGTTCTAGTATATAATTGTACACATGGAACGTAGGATAACAGAGATTGAAACTCCAGAGTTACGTAACCATATAACGATAACCAAGGAAAAGGAAACAATATGCTAACAAGTATGTTTAATACACTTTTTCCTTCTATTAAAAAGGAAAATAAAACCATGGCAAACTCAACACAATACGTTGTATACACAAGAAACTTCAAATCAAGAGCGAAGCAAATTGGTGTATTTGCAGAGCCGGCTTCTTCATACAAAGTGAATGGTGAAGTACACGGTGGTAAAATCAAGTTCAGAAACCTAGCAGTAAAAAACACTGCAAGAAAAACTGCAACTAACAAACTTTTATCTAAAGGTTTAGATTTTACAGTTGAAGTATTAGGTGTAGCACCTAAGGCTTCTGCGTTGACTATGAAGTCAAACATCATTTCTTTATTAAAGAAATCTGGAAGAAAAGTAATTAATTACTCTGCGTAATTAAACTAATCTAAAAGGGCGGTGCTTCATTGTGTCGCCCTTTTTTTGTGACTTAAATATCAATGTGAAATTATTAGCAGAACATCTATCGGACAAATACTATATATGCAGTTACAGAGATTTCTGTTTAGGACCACGGGCAAATGACATCTACGTAGGGCAACAAATTCAAAAGGTAAGAGACGCAATTAATACAAGAAATATAGTTTTTACCGACTGGGAACATCAGAGAGTCTTGAGATATGATTCAGGATATAACTTTGTAGGTTTCAAAGCCATACTTGGTGAAAATTATCAAACTAATAAATGGGCAGTAAGTGTTCCAACTTTTGGGCACAAAGACTTTGGTGAGCATCAATTCAGTAATCTGGACATGTTGATATATGTCAACAGTTTCAATAAAGATTACGATGTTGCAAAGATCGATCATTCAAACAAGCCAAAGGACTTTTTATTTTTACCTGGAAAGCCACGTGAATTTAGAGTCTATCTGTTGAAAGAACTTTTGTCTGAAAATCTACTGGAACGTAGTGTATGGAGTGCCAGTAGTGGATTTAATTGGAATACGTTTGAGAAACTTCTGCCTTTGAAGTATGAGATACCAAAATGGCACGGGAAGAAAGTTACCGGCTTCGATGATACAACAAGGCAAGTGCATCATCCGATGTACAACGACACATCTTGTTCTATTGTTGCCGAGACTTTGATAGATAACGACTGCCATTACATCACTGAAAAGACTTGCAAACCTTTGATGGCAGAACATGTGTTTGTAATACTATCAGGAATGGGATTTCTTAAAAACTTACGTGATTTAGGATTCAAAACATTTCATGATTATATTGACGAGAGTTATGATCAGTGTGCGAATTTAACAGACAGGGTAAATGGTATAATCAAAACTTGTAAACAGATAAAATCCATGGACAAAAAGAAGTTATACGAAGACACTGTAAACATTAGAAGACATAATAGAGAACTTTTCTTCAGCAAAGAATTTTATACCAAATTTAATGATAGGCACATGGAACTATTGGCAAATTATTTCCAAAAGTAAATTCATGACTTAAATACCATATATGGAAAAACCCCAAGCAACATTAGTAGTGGCACAGGCACCCATGTGCCTTTTACACGCATGGCCTCTGATTACTAGGTTAAAAACCAATTTCCGTTGGAAGATCGTCTACTTGACACGTAGCAAAGACGATGGTCACAACAGCGAGATGGCAAAGGCGTGGGCAAATACAGGAGTTGAACTTGAGTTCCTACAGTTAGAACACGTGAACGAAGATGAAGAGAATTTTGAAATAAGTTTTGATCGAGAATTAGCAACAACTAAAATAGAAACCGCCTGTGCTGGATCTGACTTATTGGTTACTCACAATCATTTAGGTGAGTACGGACACGTCTATCATGTTTTTGTAAATTCTGTAGTGGCTGAAATAGATATCCCAAAGGTCTATTTTGGATACAGCGATGACAATGACAACAATCTGTTGATATTGCCAAAAACCTATGGCAACTTGAAGATACCATGTGATATTCTAGAATGGACAGCAAAATGGATAGAACAAGAAACTCCACATGGCAAGTACCAATGTGATCCGGAAGCAGTTCAAGTGCTCCAAAAACACAGCAACGGATTAAACTTTGATGTAGCAGGTAAGAAAGATGGACTCAATAACTCACTTACACGTAGAAGCCTCAACGCATTGTAATGCAAGATGTCCTGGTTGTCCTAGGAGTGTAAGAGGTTACTCACCCAAAGGATTTCTTAAACCTTCACATCTTATACCAGACACATTTCGTAAGGTACGTGCCAAGTACACGGCACTAGAAAAATGCAATTTCAATGGCAACCTGGGTGACCCAATGATGAACCCACACATCTATGAATTGGCCGAGATTGCAGATTGTAATGTGGCTGTGACAACAAATGGTTCAATAGGTAACAGGAAAACTTTCGAGAGCATGGCTAGACTCGGTGTACATGTGAATTTCAGTATTGATGGATTAGAGGACACCAATCACCTATACAGACAGGACGTTGAATGGGACAAGGTCGTACAGAGGATTAAATGGTTCGTACATGCAGGAGGTGAAGCAACATGGAAATGGGTACCGTTCAGACATAACTATCATCAGTTGGAAGAAACCAAAAAGTTTGCCAGTAGTTTAGGTGTAAAAAACTTCTTTGTAGATGACCAGGCAAGAAATTACTTTCCTGCCCTAGATAAGAATGGTAAGGTATCGCATTGGATACTGCCACACAACACAGACGATCAACCCAAACTGGATTATGAACCTAGTAAAGAGATCAAGATGATGCAAGAGGATGCCAAATTTGATCCTGTTGAATCAGTTAAAAAGATTATATGTGAACACATCAGAGACAAGAGTGTTTATGTAAGTGCTGACGGGTTCGAAAGTCCTTGCTGTTATCATGGATTGGATTTGGTAAACAGGAAAAGAAAAGGTCTATCAGAATTTGCTAAATTAAAATTCAGTTGGGACTTTAAGATTTGTGATCCTATTTGTTCACATTTTTGTGGACAATCAAAATAAATCTGGTGCGTGGTGATCAATATTTGGATTAGTTTTAAAAAATCTACCTTCACTGACTAGTTCTTCTTTCTTATCTCTGAAAAGGTCAGCCCACTTGTTCTCGGGTATTTGTAGTTCAGGTTCGCCAAAATTGACTGTCCAATGAAGTGATTTATCATTGTTTGTAAGTTCGAACTCTGTGTCACAACAGTAATTGAATAATTCTAGGCCTTCTTCTGTAAACCAGAAATCCTTTGCCTCTTCTACATCTTTGAATGTGATGTCGGTGAATTGTTGGTGATATATTTTTGAGAGTTTGTTGAAAGTACCAAACTTTCTCATCACATGTTTAGGTGGTAGGTTTTCCATAATGAACTACATTGTTTGCCATCGGATATGTTCTCCATGGGTCAAAGATAATTGTATTCTCATCTGCACTGATTTGATCTGTCTCATGCACTCTTACTATTACTTCTACTGGTGTGTCTATACCATTCACTAGTTGTCCTCCGTGCTTCTTTACGTAATGTTGTACAAGTAAAGAACTAGAACCATCCACAAGGTCAGTTCCTGGTTTATAACTGTCTGACGAGAACCATACATTTTTTCCATGAGTAAGTATGGCCTTTGCCATTGTTTCTGCTTGTTGTTCTCTGGCTGTCATGATACTTTCAAACATGTCATATCCCAAAGACAACTCCTTAGCCAACCAACGCAGAGCAATATTGTCTCTCGGATGACAAGCACCACCATCTCCCATGCCCGCTTTCATGTAGGCTGGACTCACAATCCTTTTTGTGCTTTTTGCCAATGCGGTTGTAACAACATCTACATTCATATTGCCTAACTTATGTGCGACGTCCTGTATCATGTTGACCAATGCCACTTTGTTGCTTATGAAAGTGTTGTAGAATATCTTCATTGACTCTACTTCCTCGAATGTGCCAAACTCTATCCTTGGGTAGTTGTCACATACCTGGTTGTAGAAACTCTCCAGCAGTTCAGATCTTATCTTACAGTTCTTTCCTTTTAGTCCGTTCCTAGATCCTATCATTATCATCTCCGGATTAATCATATCATCAGCCACTGTGCCCATTGCAATCAGATATGGATTGTACATCAATTTGGTCTTTGTTACTAATGGTTGAAGCTCTCTTCTACAAGTACCTGGCAACACTGTTGAAATTAGTACAAGTGTTTGCGTAATACCCATGTGCTTATTGCACGTTGTTAGAACTTTCTTCACTGCATCATAGTTGAAGTCTTTGACTGGTAGATGGCTTGTTGGTGTACGACCATCATACCCGTCCTCGTGTGGAGTTGGTGTTGCAACAAAAATTATGTCTCTGTCTCTGCATACATCTTCTATCGATTCTCTTATTTCAATCAATGAACTTGATTTTGGTAAGATGTCATATCCAGCAACATCGAAACCTTTTGTTGCTACGGCCTCCGCACAGGGCATTCCTAGTTTGCCCAGACCTATGAATCCTATCTTGGTGCCATATATAATTCTCATAATAATGTATGCGTATAATTATCATTATAATGAAGACAATAGGATTTTTCGGTGACAGTTTTTGTGCAGACCACACAGATGAAAGTTGGTGCAACATCTTTTCTACCAAGATAGGTTGCGGAGATCCTGTTTGCTATGGCAAGAAAGGTGAGAGTATCTGGGGAACATTTTTCAAATTTAATAAGAGGATAGCAAATGATGACATTCCCGATGTCAACGTGTTCTGTTGGACTGAACCCTACAGGCTGTATCATCCTAGGATGATCTTGACAGCCAATGTAATACCTAGCGAGGACGAAGATCCAAATGTGTACAAGACACTGGACAACTATTGGAAATACCTACACAACTATGACAAAGACGAACTGGCTTATGAATACAGTCTGAAGCACTATGACCAGAATGTGCTGTCCAAAGTGAATAAGAAGATCATACAACTATGGAGTTTCAGACCTTTCGAGACTGCAAACAAAGACGCCAACATCCAACTACAGACAGGATTGTTTGTGGACAAGAGTCTTTACAGGACTGCTACGGAAGACAGGGGTAAAGATAAGACAATAAATCACATGTCTCGGGACATGAACAAAAACTTGGCGAACATGTTAGTAGACATTAGTCAGGAATACCTGCGTTAGTTCGTTTCTGTTATTTCTTGATAATATAATCCATGCAGATATAATGGCCATTTGAAATGTAATTGGAATTTTCCATTTATTCCGATTTCGGGCGATGCTTCAATATGCTCAGGAAAGTTTTTAGTTGGTTCATTTTGTTTGGCCCACTCTACATATGTTTTATCATATGCAGGATAAAATTTATTCTGTGAATGTTTTGCTGTTGCATGAAACTTTACTCCGTGTATCTTGATATCCTTGATCAATACCATAGACGTTCTGAGTATGCTATTTTTTGCATCTGTTTCGGTGTTAGCATTGTCACGGTCGTAGTGCTCTATATCTAAATAATTGTCGTCGTCTCGCACTTCAATATCATATTGTAATGTTTTGGTGTCCTTTAAGTTGATCGTATCAAGCAGTGTATCATTCAAATATATTCTGCACTTCAAATCCGGACCTAGGTCTGGATTGTTTCTTTGTAACTTTATCTTACAACTGGTTTTAGTTAAAGTAGTTGATGCACTCATCTTCTCTGAGGACCTCCGAAGTCATACAGTTTATTCCATTTCCCCAAAAGAATCTGTGTCTTAGTTTGCAAACAACGACATCCACGTTATAGGATTTCAATAACTTCTCAAACTTTGGATTCTCGTTGGGTATTATTACAGTCTTTTCGTCTAGGGACAAGATATTTAGATCAAAATTTGTGTTTATTATATCATCATCCGCCCACTGTCCCAACCAGTTTTGTGACCAATCCTCGGCATCGTAGTTGAAGCCATTTTCTTTTTGGTAGTCATTCAACTTTAACCTAAAACTATTTTTTTCTATAGGTAAATGCACTACGTCCCAACTCTGCATTTCTGGAATACTCTCAACTAGATCTTGTTTTGGGAAGTTGCACAATACAAGGCCAGGACGGATTATTTTTACAATGCTGTCCACATGATTCCTGAATAGTTTCGTGTTTTTATATTTGATCAATTCTATCTTGTCGCCAATTATATTCTTGAACCAATCAATGCCCAACTGGTTAGCCGTGTCCTCTACCGAATGATAGATCTTGTTTCCACACTTGGTGAAGTTGGAACCATCTAGGTATGGCGTGTTCTCTCCTACACCCCTTTCAGGATCCACGTAGTCTAATTCTTGTTCTTTATCTATATCGTAATAACCTTTGGGCATTTGATGCCATTGGGCTCCACCTTTTGCCAATTCCACAAACAGGTCATGATGTGCGAAGTCGTCAAAGAATCTTGTAGGTTGCATGGTTGTAAAAAAACTGAACATCTTGTTGTCAATGAAACACAAATTATCTCTTGGTGTGTAGGGAGGCCTAGGATTGATGACCGAGAAATGTCCATTGCTATGCACACCGGGTTTTGGAAAGAAATTCTGTAGTTCATACACGTGTACTCCTAGTGAACGCAGACTATCTTTGAAGTTGTTAAGGTCTTCTATTGATTCTTTTGTAAGTTTCTGCATCCTTTCTTTGAAAGAGGACTCAGGCAACACATCGAAGTAATCTATAGGATGTAGTTCACCAACAACAACTTTTTTAAGTTTGCCCCAACCAGTGTAGCAACCAACGGTGTTTTGTGTCATAATGGTAGTTATGGCTCGCTATTGGCTCGCTATTAGGTATTTGATTTTGATTTTTATTTGCTGTAATCTGGAAGAGGGCCACCGTATTTCTTACCTTTGATCCGTTTGCCACTGACTTTTATTGTCTTGCCGCCAACTTTCTCACTACGGTTGCCGGTACGTTTTCTTTTGCCCTGAGACTTGCATGACGAAATCCATGACGCTGGTAGATCCTTTGCGGGTTTGCTACATGCACTGGCCGGTGCTGGTCCTATGTTCTCGTCTGTGTTGTATATCTCAAATATCTTCATCGCAACTGTATTTAACACATCTGTCCATGTCAAGTTGATCTTGTGCAGAGTGTAGCACCTGTAACAAAATGTTATCAGTTCATTAGTTTAAGCATCAGTTTAAGCATCAGTATAAGCATCAGTAAGGTTTAGTCTGTAAGGTGTAAGGTCTATAAATACTGCTATGAAGATCAAAGAATTTATCCTAGTGCCAAACGAATCAAAAGATACTACATCTTGTGGCACTACATATAGTGGTTCAAAGGCCGGATCAACACAAGATCTAGTGCCACATGATATAGTGCCAGAAAAGTTTGAAGGCACTATTGAGGAACACCCGGACCATTCGGCCATCGCGGAAGGTGTCAGCCAGATCCTAAGGCGTACCAAAGGCAAGGCTCCGAAGCAAGGATTCAGATGCTCATCAGGTCCTAGGAAGGGTCGTATCGTGGCCAAGCCATCAACCTGTTTCCAGAAAACAGATCCACAACGGTCAGCAAAGATCAGAAAGAAGAGACAGATCAAAGCAAGGGTGGCAGGTAAGAAACTGGCACAGACGAAACGATCAGGAGCAGGCTCAAGAAGATTGAAAGGTGTTCAGATCAAAAAGACCCGTGGCTCACAGCCAAGGCACGGCAAGTCATCTAGATCAGGTGCAAGAGGTCTAATGAAGTCCAAGACCGTTCGAGTCAAGAAATAAGATTATTTTGGTATAAATGAAAAAGGGCGAACCAAGTCCGCCCTCTCTCTATCCTGTCCGTTGTATTGCCAAAGCATCTAACGGACTTGTGGATTATGCGAAGTCGTAAAATCTCTTCGCCATCAAAGTATTACCTGATTTTCTCATTTTCTTAGCCAATGCATCAGCCTGCTCAAACGGCATAGGCCAAAATATTAACCTTTCAAATGCTTCAGGATTCATGAGCAAGTTTTCTGTCTTCCATTCAACTTGACTGGCAAAATACTCGACATCTTTTTCAAGTGCCTTTTCTTTACCTC